ACCTCGTCTGGTGGTGGCTTCCTTTGGGCAGCACTCCAGCGCGCGGCTGTGCGCCGGTGGGCGCCGCAGAGGAGTGCTCTCGAAAGGGATCAGGGCATGGATGGTGGAAAGGCCCGTCCGACGGGGCCTTTCCGTGCTCACGTCCGCCTTATGTCGGTGAGCGTTTCGCGGCGCGCCCGGCTTGTTGCCGAACTACCAGGGCTGTCGGTTACATGGCTGCATCCTCCCTTCTGGGTGATTGGTAGGCCTTGGTCAGCGATCCGCTGACGGGGTTACCTCTGTTCAGGACCGCCTTCGCCAGCGCGGCGCGGTCCCGGTGCGAGTGACTGGCCTGCCGCAGCAAGCCGAAGTAGCTGTTGGCGATGGTGCGCACGTCCTCTGGTGCGGCGCTGGCGACTCGGCGAAGTGCCTCCGCCGTCGTCCGCTTCCTGGTCGTGCGGCGCCACGGCTTGATGACGTGCCCGACGAAGTCGACGCCGCGATCCGCCGGCTGGAGAATCGTCTTCTTCGGGTTGAGCCTGGCGCCCAGGCTCGGCAGGAAGGCCTCGATGGCCGCGCGCCACTCGTTCAACTGCTGAGGCGATTCGTGCAGCAGCAGGAAGTCATCGACGTAGCGGATGTAGTGCCGGGCGCGCAGCTGGTGCTTCACGAACTGATCCAGTTCGTTCAGGTAGACGTTGGCGAAGAACTGGCTGCTGAGGTTGCCGACGGGCAGGCCAAGGTGCGCCGGCTGTGCCGTCAGACGCTTGTGCTGTGGCACCCGGTTGAATAGGTGCCGCGGGCTGCGCACCTCGAAGTCGCTGCGCGGGTCATGCCAGAGGATCAGCAAGGCCAGCCGGCGCCACCAGGGATCGTGGATCAGGCGCACCAACTGGTTGGTCAGCACGCGCTTGTCGATGGTGACGAAGAAGTTCGCCAGGTCCATCTTCAGGTAGTGCACTGGGCGGCTCCAGTTCTGGGTCGCGCTCCGCACTTTCGCCTCCAGCCGCTCGGCGGCGTACAGCGTGCCGCGGCCCGGGATGCATGCGCAGCTGTCGGCGATGAAGGTTGCCACGATGCTGGCGCCGACGCGGTTGTACAGCAGGTGGTGCACGATGCGGTCGCGGAAGTCTGCCGCCCATACCTCGCGCGCTTTCGGCCGAGTCACCACAAAGCAGATGCTTCGGCCTGGCTTGTAGGTGCCAGCCTGCAGCTCGTCGTGCAGGTCCAGCAGGTTTTCTTCCAGGTTTAGCTCGAAGCGCCGAGCGCTGTTGGTGTTGCGTTTGTGGCGCCGGCAGTCGAAGTAGGCCTGTGCCAGCTCTTCGAAAGTGAAGGGTGCAACCATCGGATCTGCGGACGGGGCGGACGAGCCGCTCGTTGTTCTTGTCGTTGTTGTTCTGCCAGCCATTCTCGAAGTCCATGTTGTAGGCGTTGTTGGCGGAGTACTGCGACCTATCGTGCTATCTACGTCGCCTTGCCGATTGCTCAGCAGGGAAACTGCGCCAGGCCTCGCCGGTGTCCGGTGGTCCCCTTGGGTGCGCATGGCGGTGCCCGAGTGGGCAGCGGCACGACCAGATTCAGCGCGCAGACAAGAGAGCCTTAGCTCTCAGGTAACTGGCGCGGTTGCGGCTTTCTTCCAGGCGCTTGCCTGGCGGCCGATTGAGGCGGTTAGCTTCGCGGCCTTGGCGTGCTGCGGGATACTGATGAATCGTTCGTTCACCATTGCCCGCATCAGGTGGTTGATCATCCAGATGCTTTCGAGGAGTTGATCCAGGTGCTGGCGCCGATTTCGGTCCATGTTGGCCCGACCGATCAGCACCATCACCTGCAAGGCCTCGTCGCGGAGCTTGCCGCCGATGAGCTGCTTCATGTCGCGCGGAATGTGGCGCACCAACTTGAAGGTCACGCCGAGGAGTTCTTCGGCACTACGGTGAATCTCCAACTCGGTATGCAGCGCCATCCTGGCTACCTCGAAAAGCGAGGGCGCTGACGCGCCCATGAATGAAGGATTGAAGGACTAAAGGAATTTCCTGCGGACGGGGCGGACGAGCCGCTCGTCGACCTTGACGCCGCTGCTCTGCCAGCCATCCTCGAAGACCACGCCGTAGGCGTCGTAGGCGGAGTACTGCGTACTCGACCAGTGATACCCCTTGCTGAACAGCTCAGGAGCGTTCGCCTCAGCGACTTGCAGCTCGCGACGAGCCGGCAAGTAGAAGTCAGCGTGACCGGCGGCTCTGTAGTCCCATGCCAGTCTGGCTGCAGGGTGCTCTTCGCTGTCGAGCAGCAGCGCCTTGGTATTTGCCATGCCATCGCTGGCACTGTCGGCGCCATCGGTCTTGTGCTCGTAGCCGCCCCATTCGGCGCGGAACTCAGCGGCGGGGCCAGCAGCGACGATCAGGTAGTAATCCGGCTGGCCATTCTCACCGCGTACCAGGCCGGCGTTATGGCCGCCCTCGCCGGGCCAGTAGGCGCCGAGAGGTGGAACGCCGCTGACAGTATCGAAGGCGCGAATCTCGACGCCCTCTATGCGCTGCGCGTGGTCCGGCGCGAAAAGATTGATGGTCAGGTTGTCCAGGCGCCCGATTTTCAGCGCGGGTAGTTGCGGCGCATTCATCTGATGTCCTCGAAAAAGTCGCAGGCGGCCGGCGCTTGCCCGGCATGCTTCAGGTCTGACCACGGTGGGCGAGGCCCCGCGAATCGCCTGCAGGTGAAAGTATTGAAGGAATGAATTACTGAATAATCAGGCTGCGGACGGGGCGGACGGGCCGCTCGCTGCTCTTGCCGTCGGTGCCCTGCCAGCCACCCTCGAAGTCCAAGCTGTAGGCGTAGTAGGCGGAGTACTGCGTACTCCGCCAGTAGAAGCGATCCTCGCGCAGGTCGGTGACCAGGCCGGCATGCTTCGCCGCCATGATCAGCTGACCTTCCAGGCAGGACGGGATGAAGGCGCTCAACTCCAGAGCCTTCTTCGCGATCTCGCTGCCGGCCTCGGCCATGGCGCGGGTGTTGGTCTCGCCATCTACCCAGTGGGTGCCGGCTACATCCTGGCCGTACTCGCCCCAGGCGCCTTCGAATTCGTGTTCGGCCCCCAGCAGCACCAGGGCGCGGGCCTGATCGTTGATCCAGTAGCGGCCAGCGAAGACGCCGCCAGCCAACGGCTCGCCAATGGCAGGCAGCTCTACAGCGTAAATGTGAGTGATGATCTCGGTCATGGTGATGTCCTTGTGCTCGACTGGGCGTAAAAAGAACCCGGCCGGAGCCGGGCAAAACCAAGGGGGAAGATGCTTTCGCATCCCGCTGCCGCCTCGGTGAAGCGGCAGAAGTGATGCTTACAGCTGTGGAGCGTCGCGGTTCGGGCCACCGCGAGCTGGTGCCGTTACCTGGGCGGCGGTGACGCCATCGCCGATGACCTCGATGCGGCCCTCATCGAACCACTGGGCGCCTTCGATCTTCCCGTCGCGAACCGGCGGCACCAGGCTGTACTGGTCACAGCCAGTCAGGTACTGGCAGCGGCCGGTGATGATTCCCTCAAAGCCGGTGATCTTGTCGCGGGCCTGCTTTCCAAGCTCGATCATGGTGTTTCCTCGTTGTTGGTGGCATCCCAAAGCGCCCTCTGGTGAAGGCGCTTCAGTGATGCTTTGTTGTGAGCCTTCGCCGCTGGTAATCTCGGGCTGTCGAGATTTCGAGGGCCAAGGCCATGGATGCGAAGAATCTTGCGGTACTCATGCAGCTGAAGAAGGCGATGGATGACGCCAACCCTCCAGCAATCCCCACCCCCTTTGAGCCAGCCCCCGAGAAGAAGCCGGATTCGGGATGGATCGTTGCGAACTGCCGCTTCTGCAAAACCACCAAGTTCCGGTATCGCGCCGAGTGGGTTAACCCGCCGGTGATGTGCGAGGGCTGCCGCAACGAGCGCAAGACTCGTTACCGTCAAGGCAAGGGCGACACCCTCTACGCTGAAACCCAGGTCTTCCACGGTGGCGGCCCAGGGTCAGGCCGCCGTAAGTAACGCTTTCCGCGAGGTCCTATTTAGGGCCTCCTGGAGAACGTCCGGCCCACGCTCGGCGGGCCGGTGATCTCTTCCTCTTGCACAGGCCGCGGTCGCTTACCCGCGAGGTCTTCACGATTGCCCGGGAGCGTGCCTCGGTCGGCTATTCATCGTTACTGGCCTCAATCTCGCTTGAGTGGCCTGTGCCCGGCACGGAATGTTGTCCGCTGCCGCCTACCGTTGCGCGGTAGGTCCGCTGGCTATGCATCTGCCAGCTAGGCGATCTGCGTTGTTAAAGAGCGCGGCTCGGTGGCCTGGCGCCGATGTGCTTTGGCGTTGAATAAACATTATCTGCGGTCATAAATATAATCAAGACCTGCGGTAATAAAATTTTATCCGGGCATGAAAAAGCCCGCCGAGTGGCGGGCTTTATTTGGGTATGGCTTCAGCGAGCTGTGGATTTTCGCTTGCGCACTGTCGACCACCAGAACACCCAACCGATTACCCGGAGTCGGCCCGTTTGGATGTCATCCTGGCCATAGTCCTCGTCGGCGTATTCGTCGCGATTGAAGCTTCGCAGCCTGATGCTGCCCCCGGGCAGGCGATACAGGAATTTCACCCGTAGCATGCCCTCATGCTCGAGTGCGTAGATCTCGCCATCAATGATGTGGGTTCCGGCTGTGTCGATACCGATAGTGGCCCCGTCCAGAATGAGCGGCTCCATGCTGTTCCCTTTCAACTGGGCGCATACCGCAGAAGCAGGATCAACTCCAGCTGTGCGGAGGGTGGCGTAGGAGAAGCGCAGCTTCCTTCCATCGACCTCCCTGACGGCCGTCCTTCCCGAGCCGGCCGCCAGCTCAATCTCCTTGTAAAGTGGAAGCTCCACCTCATCATCATCAAGCGGCGTACTGCCATCCCACGGCGAGACATCCCCTATGTAGGCGGCTTCCGACTTGGGCGCCTTCTTCGCGACAGGCTCCTGGGATGGGCGGGCAAGTGCAGCGGTGGCCATGGCTTCAATCTCTGCCGCCAGGCGCTCGCTAAATGCAGACACAGGTACCTGAAGGTATTTCGCAAATACCGTAGCGGCCTCCACGTTCAGCGCGTTCTTGCCGGTTAGGTAGTGGCTCGCAGCGCTTTGCGTCTTTGCGCCAAGGCCTTCAATCGCGATCTGCTCCTGGGTGATCCCGAGCTCTCTCTTTTTCGCCTTATAGATGAAGTTCAGAGCGGCGCACTCGCGACGCTCTTCCTGGGTCAATTCGCGTTTTTTAGATGATTTTTCCATGCGGCCAGTTTATTACCCACGGTATTTTGAGTCTAAGACCGCAGGTCTTGCCAAAAGAAAGACCGCAGGTAATACTTGCGGCGAGAGTTGGCTTGGAGCGATCGATGAAGCGTATTTCGATAAAGGGGTTTGTGGCTGACAAAGGTCAGACCGAGGCGGCCATCGCTCTCGGCGTAACCCAGGGAGCCATAAGCAAGGCGCTCCGCGCTGGGCGCGACATTTATGTCACCGAGCACGACGACGGGACATTCAGCGCTGAGGAGCTTCGGCCCTTCCCTGCGCCAGCCAAGAAGTCAGCTGCATAGGAGCAGAGCAATGACTGACCTAGTGCTGCTCGGAATGGCCTCTCTCGTCGTGCTGCTGTCTTTCATCGCAGGCCATGCAACGGCAGGCCGATCCTGCAGCGTTCGCCTGGTGGACAAGTGGCCGACCGCGCACATCCAGCTCGACTCCGATATGAGCCAGGAAGACGTTCTGCGTTTTCTGGACATGACTCGCGAGATGGTGCTGACCGGCGAGCTGGACAAGCCCAAGAAACAATCCCTGCGCGATGACGAACAGAGCCGCCGAGACTTTTATTCACGCAGCCTTGATGAGTCGAAGGAGGGTCGCCAATGACAACCCTCCTTCCGCCATTTCTGGTTAGTGCCTCGGACCTGGGGGTGACGTATAACCGGCGCTTTCGACAGCCGATACGCCTCTTTTCAGTACCTCAATCAGCTCTTTTGCCTGTTGAACCGTCACCGCCAGCGTCGGCGTTGACTGCGCCTCATCCGGGCGCTGAAAAGGCGTCGAAATGAATTTGAACTCAATCAGCAGCGCCTGCATTGCTGGGACTGTTTTCACCTCCCATCCAGCTACCGGGTTGGCAGAAATTTCGTTTGTCATGCCGGGCCTCCTTGGCCGTTTCGTGTGGAAGCAAAACGATACCACGGTGCGCCCGGCTCCCTATTGAGATCAGCTTGCCAGCGTTAGCGCGGCCAAGCCACGTAACAAATTTCGAGGTGTTACATGCAGGAAATCATGCGCGCCATCTACGACGTGGTTGACGAGCACAGCGCAACCAAGATCGCCCAGGGCGCTTCATTCTCGTCGCGCACGCTGCTCTCGCAGAAGGCAAACCCCGACTACGACAGCCACAAGATGAACGTGGAGGAGCTCCACCGGATCATGGACTTCACCAAGGACATTCGTCCGCTGAAGGCCTGGGCAGAGTTTTTCGGTTTCGATCTGGTGCCACGCTCAGTTGAGCCGGCCGACAGCCTAGCGAACGCCACTCTGGCGCTGGCCAGCGAGGCGGCCGACGTAACGAAGGCAGCCATCGAGGCGCTGGAGGATGGGGTGGTTACCCGGATCGAGGCGAAGCGGATAGAGCGGGAAGGGGAGGAGGCGAAGAAGAAGATCGACATCGTCATCGAGACCGCCCGCGCGAAAGTCGGGTCCCGATAAAAACAAAACCCCGGCCAGGTGTGGGGACACGGCGCCGGGGTTCATACCTCAGGAGGTAGGAGGAAGTATGCACACCATTTCTGATAGCAGCAACACCGCGCCACGAAATCCGATGGCGAAAAACGTGGCGCGGACTATGACGTCCCGCGAGATCGCCGACTTGGTCAACGCTCGCCACGACAGCGTGAAGCGAACGGTTGATCGACTCGTAGAGCGCGGCGTTATTGCTTCTCCACCGTCGGTGGAAAAGCCCACCTCCGGGCGGCCGGCCGCTGAATACGTCTTCACCGGGGAGAAGGGGAAGCGCGACAGCATCGTCGTCGTGGCCCAGCTCTGCCCCGAGTTCACTGCCCGCCTGGTCGACCGCTGGCAGGAACTGGAGGAGGGCGCCCGGGTGCCGGCCATCCCTCAGACCTACGCCGAGGCGCTCCGCGCTGCCGCGACGTTGGCCGACCAGAACAGCGAGCTCCGCCTGGTGGTGAGTGAGCAGGCCCCGAAGGTGGAGGCTCTGGAGCGGATCGCCGAGGCACACGGCACGATGTGCCTTACCGATGCCGCCAAGCACTTGGGCACCCAGCGTCATCGCCTGATCGACTGGATGCGCGCCAACCGCTGGATTTACCGCCGAGCCGGCTGCGCTCATTGGCTGGCCTACGAACCGCGCATGGCCTCCGGCCTGCTGGACCACAAGGTAACCGTGATCGGTACCGATGACCTCGGTGACCGCCGCCTCGCATCGCAGGTTCGCGTTACCCCGAAGGGCCTGACCGTGCTGGCGCAGAAGATGGCGGAGGGCCTGCTGTGAGTGTTCAAGCCATGACCTGGGCGCTCGAGCAGCGTCTGGTTTCCGACCCTACCGCTCGGCATGTCCTCCTCTGCCTGGCCAACTACGCCGACAAGAACGGACGCGGCGCCTTCCCATCCGTCGCATCCCTGGCGGATGACACTGGCCTGTCCGCCCGGACGGTGCAGGCGAAGCTTCGAGTCCTGGAAGAGCAGGGCATCGTAGTCGAGGGGAATCGTGCGGTAGCGGCGGCCTACATCAACCGTCGCGACCGCGTTCCGACCTGCTACGACATCATCATGGAGCGGGGTGAATCAACTGCACCCCGTACCGAGCAGCGGGGTGAATCTCCTGCACCCCGTGAAAACCCCACGGGGTGCAGCTCACAGCAGAACGGGGTGAATCTGACAACCGAACGGGGTGAAGGAGCTGCACCCAATCCGTCATTGAACCATCAAGGAACCGAAGAGCAGCTGCAGCGCGAGGCGGATTCCGCTGATGGCCGACTGCGCTTCCCGATGACCGAGGAGTGGCAGCCGAGTCCGGAAGACCTCGCCGCCCAGACTCGCCTGATGGGCATCCCGGTCGAGGCTATCACTCCCGAGGTGGTCGGATGCTTCAAGGCTCACTACTTGGCCCTGCCCGATATCGCTCATACCTCGAAGCGCTGGGCCAACGAGTTGGCGAAGTGGATCAAGCGGGAGCGCACCATCTCCTCCGGCGGCGATGAGGCGGAGTTGTGGGGCAAGAAGGGGGTGAAGGTATGACAGGCCTTCGTCGAGCTGACCTGATCGCTGCACAGTTGAGTGGCAAGCCACAGCCGATTAAGCCATCAAGTGAGTCCGTCCATGTGGATGACTCGACTCGCGAGGTGATCGATGAGTTGTTTGACCGAGTGCGTGGTATCTGCTCGGGCTGGAAGCAGGCTTGGTCGACTCCTGCGGTGATGGGCAAGGCCAAGGAGGAGTGGCTGGCAGAGTTCATGTCCGCAGGCCTGAATCAGCGGGAACTGATCGACAACGGCGTCCGCGTGCTGCGCCAGAGCAAGAGCCCCTTCGTTCCAAACCCGGCCACCTTCGTGGATTGGTGCTACTCCGCCGATCAGCTAGGCCTGCCAAGCCTGGAGGCGGCTTATCGCGAGGCGCTAGCAAAGACTCACCCGGCATCCGTGGAGACCGCCAGATGGAGTCATGCCGCCGTTTATCACGCGGCCGCACGGACAGGCTTCAGCAAGATCCAGAGCCTGCCCCGCGACCTCGGCCTAAAGGCTCTGGAGGAGCAGTACTCCAAGATACGGCGCGAGATTGCCAGGGGTAACAACCTGCCGCCCATTCCGATGGCTAGCCTCGCCGCTCCTCGCAAGGTTTCTGACGTGGCGCTGGGGAATGCCGCGCTTGCCGAACTGCGCGCCAGGATGAAGGGAGCACGACATGTCTGAATTGAAGCCGCTGAAGTGGCGCGCCAAGCGCGATAGCGAAGGGAAGACCATCCCGAAGTGCTGGCAGACCGATAACGGCTACACCGTCGCCGAGGTTGAGCGGGTGATGATGCGCTTCGCAGTAACCCGACCTGGCGACAAGAACCCATTCGCCTATGTGAAGACTCGCGACGAAGTGCTTCCCGCGATCATTGCCGACATGGAAGCGCGCGAGGTTAACCATGCTGACGCCTGAGCAGATCGTCACCATGACCGGCGAACAGTTGCTGGCTGCCAAGGCCGAGAGTGCGGGGCGCGCAAAACTCAATAGCGAGTGCCAGCGCTACGCGGCCGGGGTCTCGACCAGGCGTACCCGCGGTGGCTCGAAGATCCGCGCCCGGAAAGTGGCAAAGACCGACTGGTCCCGGCTCCGCAACCTGCAGGAGCAGGAGCGCACCATTCGCGCTGAACTCAGCCTCCTGGAAGACGAGATCAAGCGGAGGGCGCATGCGGAAAAAGAGCGGGCCTGACTTCAAGAAGGAGCTGGTGCCGGTCCAGCGCTGCCGCACCTGCATGTCGAAAGGCGTCGTCGAGGGGGTCTTCTACCAGCTGCCCTGCGAGGACTGTAAGGGGATTGGCTGGATGGCACAGAAAGGGCACGACGCAACGGTGGAGGAACTGGCGCGGGCGCTGGGGGCGAAAGTGAACAAGGCCGAGAACGATCTGGCTGAACGAATTCGCATTTCCGTCATCGCTGGCAACAAGGACAGCGAGTGGAACAACAAGAAGGGCGCCGGCGGCTCCCACTATCGAGGGGACTGACCATGCGCCAGACCCTGCAGAGGAAGCCCAAGGCGAAGAAGTGCAAGCAGTGCCGGACGACCTTCAACCCTGACCGGCACCTGCAATCGGTTTGCAGCCCGAAGTGTGGCTTGGAGCTTGTAGCGGCGAAGCGCGAGAGAGATCGGGTATCGATCCAGCGCCGTGAACGGCGGGAGATCAAGGAGCGAAAGGAGAAGCTGAAGAGTAGGGCGGATCATCTCAAGGACGCCGAGAAGGCCGTCCGCGACTACCGACGCGCCTACGAGTTGTCCATCGGCAGCGGCTGCATAAGCTGCGGGAAGTCTCAGGAGGAAATCCAGGCCGCCCAGGGGTGGAAGACCGGTGGAGCCTTCGATGCAGGCCATTTCCTCGGTAAGGGCGCCCGCCCCGAGCTAAGGCTGGTGCCCGCCAATATCTGGCTTCAATGCAAGTCCTGTAACGCCGGCTCCAGCAAGTATGCCTGCAAAGGTTTGACCGTTGCCCAGGGGTTCCGCGCCGGCCTGATCGAGCGCATCGGCCTGGAGGCTGTCGAGGCCCTGGAAGCCGACCACGAGCCTCGCAAGTACACCGTCGAAGAACTCAAGGCGATCACCGCCAAATTCCGCGCCGAGTTGCGCGAGCTGAAGAGGAAGACTGCCTAATGCAAACCATTATCTCGATTGTCATCAACCTTGTATTGAGCTTCTCGCTGATCTCAGGCGTCGCGCAGCTCTCGCAGTTCGCCTTCTACGTATGCGTCGCCTGCAACGTGCTGTCCTGGATTGGAGTGCTCACCGGGCAGGTGAAGGGCGATCTCGCCGAGAGAATGCGGAAGAGGGTGTGGGTCAGCATCCCGATTTCGATCTTCTCCCTCTACGCACTGATCTTCAGCGGCCATCCACTCCTCGCTGCTTCTTCCTTCGTGGTTCAAGCATTCATCGTAGGGTTCGCATTCAGCAAGCAAGCGAAGCCTGCATGACGCTAGCCGAATACATCACCCAGCAATGGGCAATTCTTCGAGAGCACGGTCTGATCAAGGGGGAATGACTATGACCTATGACGCAGAAGAGCTTCTTACTCAGTGGGGACGTTGGGTATGGCAGGGCGCGGGGATTCCCCGATACGTCTCGCCATCCTTTGCTCTGATGCGTGACAACGTGGCCCAGCACTCGGTGCCATCCGCCGCTATCACGGACGAGGAGGCCATGCTGATCGACTCCATCGTCGCGAGGATGGGGCGGCGCGATCAGGAGATGGCTACATGCGTGCTCATCTACTACGCCACAGGGCGGACGATGCATGGGGTAGGTCAGGTGATGAATCTTCACCGCCTTAAGGTTCGCGAACTGCTGATCGCCGGGAAGTGCTACGTCGAGGCGGTGCTCGATATGAAAGAACAGATCGCACAAAAAGCAGCATGAATGCTGAAAATACACTTGCGCGTGTTAACACGGAAATGTAGGATTCTGGCAATTATGCGGTTTTACCGCTCGAAGCCCTGGCTATATGCCGGGGCTTCGTCGTTTCTGGAGTCTGAATGCCTCTCGAATCCCGCATCAAGCGCTGGTACTACGAGGCGCAGAGACGCGGAATCACGCTCCAGAGCATCCTGATCCACCCCAACGACTACGACCGAGCATGCCGGGACTTTCCGTTCCTGCCCATTCGCGTGCTCGGCCAATCACAGATTTCCGCGCGCTCCCCAGCGCCCTCTGCCGGGCCTATCTAGTACGTCCCCGGCGTTTTATTCCTGGAGAAGCCCATGTCCGACAGCGGAGCCGTCGCAGTT